ACCCTTGGGAAAGGATTGCGGCGCCAATCTCCGATTGAGACCCTCGCGGGGATCTCGGCCACGTTGTAGAGCAGCGATGTTCTACGCCTTGATTAACACAATATCTTGTGGTTTGTCCAGCTTGCGCGAGTCCTTGGCGTAGGTGGTCATGCGCGAACAATCGTCACAGCGGACGCGCAGATAGGTGTTCAGTAGTCGCACTTCCGCAAGCTGACGGCCACACCACGAACACCGTACTGTTTCAGGCTGCTGCGCCTTCTGCTGTACCACTGATTCCATCCTCGAAGACAATCTCGCAGCGGCATCTCGAGCCGCATTGACTGGCCCCTATCGGCGGCACCTGCTCGATCGGATAGACGCCGGCGAGCTCCGGGCAGTCTGTGCAATGCTCGGCACCCGGATCGAGCACGCGCCTGACATACTGGCGACCGTTATCACTTTCACGCAGAACCGTGTGATTCGAATAAGAGGCATATAACGATTCCTGATACATACCCGCACGGTTGACCGTCTCAGCCGGAGTGACCTTCCCGCTGATGAGATCGGTCGCAAATCGCATCAGGTAACCGAGCTGCCTGCCGATGAAAGTGCCGACTCGCTGCAATCGGGTCGCCGTCAGTGCCTCAGTGCCACCGTAGGCTGCTGCGGCCATCGCACCCTGACCAAGCCTGATCTCGGACTGCATTGCCATCTGAAAATCGCGACCGCTCATCATGCGGGCATTCAGTAATTCGGCGAGACGCTCAGTGCGACGGCTTGCATTATCGACCGTCTCATTGATCCAACGGCGAAGCGTATCGGAGCGCACCGCACGGCCCGTAGCCTTATCGATGAAACGCTTCCGTGATTTTGACCAGGCGAACTTCGGCATCAGGTAAGCGTCACCTTGTTGAGTGCCAGCGGCTGAACGACATAGAACGCAAGTCGGCTTTCACCAACGATCGTGACGATATTCTTGATGATGTCGTCATTGACGTGGCCGATGATGATGGTCGCATCCTGGCGACGATAGATGACGCAGCCGTTAACCAGATCACCGACAATGCCGGTATTGGCAGGCACGGCATTCGAGTAATAGACAGGGACGCCGTAAAGCACTTCAGTGCCGCGAAACGGGTCATAGCCGTAAGCATAGCTTGGCGCTGCCGCTGTGATCGCGGAAGCCGCATTCGCAGGATTGAGCAGGATTGCATTCGGCGTATAGCCGGCGCCGCGCACTGCTGCGAGACCTGCCTGAATGCTTGCTGCGCTTGCAATGGCTGCCGCCGGCGAGAGCATCCCGAATAGATTCGGCGACGTGCCATTGCCCGCGATGACCTGCGCTTCTTCGCCCTTTATGACGGCAACCCGCAGGCGATTGGTGATGTCGTATCCCGCCTGACGCGAATCATCGAGTGCCTGAGTTGTCACCTTGATCCAGGCGGCAATGGTCTGCACCGGGACGAGGATGACGCTTGCATAATCGAGGGCGAGCGCTGTTTTCACATCAGCAGTCAGCACTGGCACGGCCAACCCGAAGGCCGTTTCGCGCGTGATGTTGATGGTCGTCGCATTTGTCTGGACTTCAGTGATCAAATCGAGAAAGGTTGCCAGCTGGCCACGAGTCGACATATAGCCGCCCTCGTTGCTCACCATCGTGATCGGGTCGCCCGCAGCCTTCCAGTTGAAGGGCACGTTGAGATTTACTGAGTACCTGTCGCCCACTCGGTGATGATCACGCGCCAGGTATTCCTTGCTCGCAATGAAATGCTCACCGAGCGTGCGTGGGTGGGTGACTTCTTCGAGCTCATAACGCGGAGTACCCACGGGTATAAACGTTGCGGTCATGATGTTCTCCTTTTGGGCTTGCCTTCTTTGGCCGCCTTCTCGCGTAGTGCATCTGCCAGGTGGATCAGGTCATCGCGCGACTGGGGGCTGATGAAATCAAGAAATGCGCGCCGCTCTGCTGGTTTCGCCCGGCCAAACGCATCCAGAAAGTCGGTGAAGAGGGCTATGACTTGTGAGGAATTGTCAGCCATAAATTCCCTTATGCAACCTGCTCGGCATCAAGTAATCCTTTGGCATCAGGCGGCGCAGTCTCGTCCCACCAGGCGGCTATCTCATCGAGATTGTGCGGTAACGGGAGCAGGCCGTCTTTCTTCGACGCATCCTGCGTAGTCATCGCCGCAGCTCCAGCATCGGCGGGGAATAGCCCCGGCGCCTGTCCTGCCGGCATCGGCTGAATGAAGTAGACCTCGTCTTCCGGCTCCGTCTCGAGCCCAAGCGCTGAGCGGCATTCACTGCGCTTCTTGATTCCTGATTTATAGGCCAGTGATTCGCGTGTGAAGAGCTCATTGCGATCAGGCTGAAGCGCCTGCACAGCCGACCTATCGAAGATTACCCTGTACGTATCATCCTCAACACCGGGCCACGTGCCCTTATCGGTAATGATGGTCTCGTACAGTAATTGATCGCTCAGTACCGCCGTAATGTAGTCTTGCGTGGGAATAACGAAGTTCGTCCACGCCTGTTCCTGCGCGGCCTTGAGGTTCGAGTAGATGCTACGTTCGAGTCCGACTTCGAACCCCAGCACGATGGCAGGAACCCCAAGGACAGCGCAGACTCGAGACTCAGGACGGCGAGATACCTTTTCGACGGCCATCTGATCGGGCGAGAAGCCGAATGCGGTGATATCCATCGGCTTATTGAATACCAGGGGCTTCCCACGTAAAGCCCCGGATGTGCGCTTCTGGATATCGGCATCCATATCGGGCGCGCTCATCTTGTAGATGCCATCCGATGTGGGCTTGGGAGCAACGAGAAACGCTGGTATCCCGAAGTTCTGCATGATCTGCGTGCTGTAAATGGACACTTCCTGATCGACGGCGACCTCGTACATCAGCGAGCGAACCGGTGCAAGCCCGAGCAATGGCCTATTTGGATCAATGCCATACCGCAGATGGATGATGTCTTCGTAGGGAATGATTCCAGGCAATCCCTGACCCGAATAGCGGTAGTAGATCGTGCGATCGTTGGTATCAGGCGATATGGTCCATTCGGGGATGACTGCACGCGAGTCAAGCAGCCATAGCTCGACAACTGCGCCCTGATCATTGCGCGCCTTGTAGAAAAAGACGTTGCCGTAGACGAGCCACCAGTAGGCAAACGCTTTCCAGTAGGTAATGCCGCTATAGTAGGGATTCGGATCAGCGATCAACTCAACGAGGGGATGCTCAGGTATCGGCTCCCATGTCTTGACGTCCTTCTGCTGCACCACCTGCATCGGCGCGCTTGGAATGGTCGTGCCGGCCCAGTTGACGCAGGCCATGACAAGCGAGCTCATCGTCAGATCGGACGCACCATCAAGCGGCACAAATGGGCACTGATCAGGCCAGGAAGGGAAGAATCCGGTAGCGTAGGGATGACCTGCGCTTGCACTGCCGCCGCCGACAAATCCAGACCAGCCGGCTGCCACTGCCTCCTTGACTCTCGTGATCAGATTCATATCAACCTCAACGGCTCAACGAGCGCCATCCGTAGTGCAAGAGCCCGCGCAATCACCGTGTCATCGTGGCTGCCCGATGGCGCCGAATACTGCGGCCTGCCCGTATGCGTCGATAGCGTGGCTTCGTACGCCTCGAGTTCACCCCGCGCCACTGGATCAGGCAGCCACTGCGCCTCAGCCTTTTCGAATGCGAGTGCAAGCGACTGAATCATCTGCGGCTTGGTTGCCGCCGTCGTCATAAAGCCCTGGACATCCAAACCGGCATTTAGCAGCGCCTCGAGATTCGGTGAGCCAATGGAATTCATCTCGACCAGCAGCTCGGCATGCCATAAATCGGCAGATACCTTGATGCGATCCCGCTGCTGCTGCCACGGCAGCCGGAAGAAGCGATCAAGGGCGACCTCGACGCGGCAATCAGCGCACAGGAGGGACAGTGCCGTAGCATCCTGAATCTGGCCCCAGTCGAGGCCGCCGACGATGCGATGCCCTTCGTGATCACACGGTTTTGCGTCAGACAAGGCTGTCAGACAGGCATCGATGTTGCGGAATACCGTGCCTTCGTGCTCGATAAACTCGGCGAGCCATTCCTGCCGATAGGTCTGATCCGATACCAGATCCTTGGCCATAATCGCCGCGCGCTGGATACGCTCATTGGGATTCGCTGACGATGGTGCACGCCAGCTCTTATGCGTTTCGCTTGAGGGATCGAGACCGCGCAGGTATTCGCGATGGAACCAGTTCTGACCCTTCGGCGTGCTGATGAGGATTGCCTTGCCTGAGAAGTCGGCAAGCGTCGGTTGAATGGCATCGGTCCAGGCGGCTTCTGCAATCATTGCGGCTTCATCGAGGATGGCAAGATGAAAGGCCTCCCCACGAATCGAGTCGGGGTTATCCATGGAGTAGATCGTGATACCACCCCCGCGTGGAAATTCGATAATTCGATCAGCACGATTGATCGTAAGGCCATACTTTCTGAATGGTGCCAGCGCTCTTTCCACCTGGCGCCACAGGGGCCGGCCATTGCCGTAATTGGGAACAATCCATGCAACCCGTAGATCATCACGTGCGCTAGTGACGGCGAGTACTGCGCCGAGAACCGTTTTGCCCCACCGTCTCCCGGCTGCGAGAACCTGAATCTGCGCCGGATGGCGTGCTATCTGCCACTGATCCGGGCGCAAAGCCGGCAATTGAATCTCTGGTGGCAACCATGAGGGGGTTCTCCGCATCGCCTGAGAGCGTGAGATGGTCGGAAAAACCGGACCTTGTCTTTTCAAACCAGATGATTGCTGTAACATTCTTTTCTTTGCAAAGCTCGAAGAGTGCGTTACTAACCTCAGCTATCGCCCGTGACTTGCCTCGGTGGAGCGCTTCGAGGAAATCGCCGTTATGTTTCCGCCGCTCGAGCGTCCTGACGCTGATCCCGAGCGCTTCTGCGATCTGCTTCTCGGTGAGTCCCAAGCCCCCGAGCCGCCCCACTTCATCGAGGTCAATCTCGATCGGCTTCTTATACGGCATTTCACTTCTTCGATAAGAGCTCGCCAAGCATATCGGTGTAGACTTCAAGCTTCGTCGCGTGCGTCTCGATCCTCGTCAAAATGACTTCAGTTACATCGCGCGTCGTCATCAAGTCCTCGCCGATCAGCCTTGCCTCAACTACTTCCTGGCGGTAGCGGTTTGTCAGGGTCTCTACCAGGTCCGCTCTTAGGTCCAGTGCCATCATTCTTCTGCGCCCACTTGATGAGCAGCCTGACGATGATCATCACGATCAGAAGTCCGCCAATGAAGATGACCAGAACCTTGAGCCAGTCGAGCCATGGATGCTCACCGTTCATCGCTTCTTCGGCTCAGCAGTCGGCGGCAGTCCCTGATCCGGGCGTGCCGGCTGACCTGGCACAGGCTGACCGCTCGGATGCCCACCACCGGGCACAGGCTGACCGCTGATGTGGCCCTGACCTGGTAGTCCCTGATCTGGATGCGCACCGCCTGAAGGCAATCCTTGATCGGGATGAGCACCACCACTCGGCAGACTGTGATCGGGATGCGCGCCGCTTGGCAAGTCGTGGCCTGGGTGTGCACCACCCGATGGCGGTGCTTGGCCTGCCTGGGGTGGATGCGCGATTTGCTGTGCCTGCTGAGCGGTATAGGCGACGCTTTTGGCGCACTCTTCTGCCTGCTTCGACAAGTCCTCGAGTTCGTTCTTCGCGGCAGCGCCCTTGGCGGCAACGCCTTTGAGCGCCTGGGCCAGTTCTTTCTGGCGCGCGGCGATGTATTCGAGATCCTGGGCAATGGCGGCGGTGCCAGCCTGGATGGTGTTTAAGGATTGTTGTATATCGGCCATGATTGTTACTCCTTAGCTGATGAGTTGAGGTTGCGGTAGAATCTCGCTATGCGAACTTTCAACAAACGCGAGGCTACCTGGCTCGCCTTTGCACTCGGTGCCATAGGGGTCGTTGCTACTGTCTGGACGCTGATGTTCATGATGGGCCGTTAATACGACGTCGTGACGGGCGCAATCACCACCTGATTCGCCCCGCTGTCAAAACTGAATCTGCACGAGTTCAATATCTCGACCATCGGCGCATGCGGCACCTGCTCTTTAAGCACGACGAGCTTCTGGCCGAAGGTCACACCATAGCCGCCAAGTGTTACGCCGGCCGGATCACCGATGATGATCGGGAAGGCCACCGATGCAGGCGTGCCAGTCGTCTTGACGTTCGTGCAGATTGTCTGAAATTCCGTGAAGGTCATCGCGTGTTACCAGGGGAAGGCAGGCGGTGTGCCGCCGCCGTAGAGCTGCGCTATCTCAGTGGAAGTCAGCACTCGTGCCCACAGACCGCATTCATCGATATCACCTGATGTCTTGAAGCCTGCAAACTCCAACGATGTTAAATCAACCGTACTATGATTTACGGGGCCGGCAAACGGGATGGTGACCGGCGTGCCAGCATTGAATCTGACCGAGACCTGACTGTTTGCGAAATCAAAGACGCCGGTGACCATCACCCAGGTATCGACTGGCAGATCGTAAAACGGAGTGTCGGCTGTGCCCTGCAAGCCGCCTGCGTTCTTAACGGCAAATTCAAACGTGCCGGTGCTCATTATGTAGATCAGCAGGAAATCTTGAGTCGATGGCGTGCCATTCCACTTGCCGAGAATGGTTGAAAGGTTGAACGTGCCGTCTCGTCGATATTTCAGCCAGCCGTTAACCGTGATTGATTTATTAGCGGAGAAGTTCAGCGATGCGTTATCCACGCAAGTCAGCTGCCCGGATCCGTCGCCACTCCTGGCATTGCCGAGCCTGCCGGCCACGGTAGTGATGCCGCCGCTCGGCACCAGATGGTTCGCGCCGTGAGCATCAGTGCTGTTACCCGTCGCGTCGTCATGCCTCCAGTACGAGACGAGATTTGCGAGCAGCGGCGAGACAACAGCGGAAGTTGTGAATGTTTGATCGGCTGACGGGACCATATTGCCGGCTGCGTCTCTCGATAGAAGGCGGTAGTGGTAAGTCGTGGTCAGAGCCAGGCCTGAAAGCGATACGTTGTGAGTGATCACGCGCGCGGGGTCAAGAGTCGTGATGCTGCCGTAAGCGGGCGCTGACAATCCGTACTCAACCTGCGAATCTGCCGGCTCGCTGGTGGTCCACTGAATCGTTGCCGTCGTTGTGCTCGGGGTGACAACGATCGAACTATACGAAGGCGGCGTGACATCAGCGACGGCATTCGGTACTTCGACCGCGCGGTAGTTAGTTTCAGCGCTGTCATTCGCGCCAAAGCTGACCACCTGGCCATTGAGCTTCGTGATAGCGGTATCGGTAGCGGTGAGTGATGGCGTCGTCACCGCAGTTGAACTCAGCGTGGGGATCTTCGAGCCGAAACCGTTGAGGTCGATGATATTCAACTTCTCGCAGCCAGTGAAATCAGGGGAGAGGGGCGTGCCCGGAGTGCCGCCGCCGATGCCGCTTGTCTCGTTGAAATGGCGAACAACGCCCTTCGCGAAGCCGTGACTCGGATCGTAGAGAACGCGGCCCGGAATAGTGCTGTACCACCCACCACCAGGAGGTCCGTTTTCCATATCGAGCGTCATATCGACGGCGAGCTCGCCTTGCCAGTGAACAGACGTTGGGCAATCAAAGACGGTCGCTCTGACAACGCCCGTCATGTGATAACCGAAGACGAATTGGATTCCGATATTGCAGAAGGCGGTAGTGATCGCAGGCGCCACCCATTCCTCACTTGCGATGACGCCGGTATTGAATCCGCCGATCCAGACGTTATCCGTGCAGGCGTAGCCCGTGATATTGCAGCGCGGCAATCTCAGGGCGGTCTGTGCGTGCGATGGCTGAGCCGCCGTCATCAGGATGCCAGTGTCGATGCAAACGTTCTTGATAATCGGCTCAGCACAGACGCCGAAATCGATACCACCAATCTGCGGATTCGCATACGTACGGAAGCTTACGTCCTCGATGTAGACGGTCGTTGAGTTAGCCGAGGTGATATCCGTGCCCGCGACAAACGTGCCCGTTGAAAGTATCCACGAACCATCAGGGCAAATCTTGTCAGTCTGAATAACAACGCTCTCACCGAATGGCCCGAGGAACGTAGGCATCCGGTTCGGCACGTAGCCCTTGATCTTGATTACCGGGTTAGTGTGGCCGCTGTCAGTCGGGTTATACGGGATCGTGAGAATTGAATTAAATCCAGAGACGAGCGGTCCATTAACGCGGTAGTAGTCGCCATCGAGAACGAGCGTGCCGCCTCGAGGTGTGTTATTCGATGTGACGGTAGCAATCACCGAGTTGATCGCAGTTTGAAGGGCCACCGTGTCGTCGTGCTGCACGTTGAGGTTCGTTACAGGGCTGACAGCGGGATCGTGCAAGGTAATCGACGTGCCTGAGATTGCATCGACCTTCGTGATGAGTGGCTGCGTGCCGCCAGTGCCGGCATTCGTGATGTAGATTCCCTGACCAACAACGAAGTCCGATGCGGCAGTCGTAGTCAGCGCGGTTGAGCCTGCACCAACTGAGCCGGTGAACTTCTTTGCTGATCCCGACGCCTTGAAGCTCGATGCCAGATATTCACCAGGCAACGTGCTCGAGCCTGTCGCCGCGGGCACAACCCACGTGCCTGCGCCTGTCAGCACCTTCGCCGCATCGCCTACCGTTGGTTGGGGCACCAGTCCAGGTTGCGATGTCGAGAAGACGCCAAGGTCTGTGATCTGCGTGCGTGTATGCGTGTGGGCAATCGGCGCATAGAACGCGGCGTAGTCACCGACTTCCGAATCGACGGCGCCATTGCGGCCATTGAAGCTCGAGACGCCCGCGGTTGCGCCTGCGATCTGGTTGAGCACGTACTGCATCGTCACCGCCTGCATCGGCAGCGTCGGATCGGCAGCAAGCGTCAGAGGTCCGGTAAGCGCACCACCGCTGAGCGCGAGATAGAACGCCTGGTAATCACCGAGCAGCGGTAGGACATCATCGACGCGGCCATTGAAGCTCGAGACGCCGCCAACGATGTCGGTTGCCGCATCGAAGCGCACAAAGTCCGCGGCGCTCAGATACCCATCTGCGGTCAAGCTCGAGCGCGGCAATGAGAGCGTATCGCTGACGTAGATGAGCGGTGGGACAACGGAGCTCGATCCAGGCAGCAGGAACGTTGCAATCAGCTCACCCGATGGACCGGGCGGAACTTTGAACGTGCGGCCATCAGGGCAATTCCACAGGCCACTCGCGCGAGCGGAAATCGTGGCAGCGGCATCCTCGGGTAGGGTGAAGTGGAAGCTTCCGGCTGGGTCGGTAAGCGTAGTTAGGGGACTGAGCAGAATCGAATTGCCGCTCGCGTCGATGACTTTCTTGAGAGTGACGAGAACATCAGGCGCAGGATCGCCGGCCTGGTCGTAGATGAAGCCGAAGGCGTCGCACTGAGGCAGAGCTGACATGGCGTAAGCAGGGAAGGCAAGTGGATGGAAGGGCTGACGCGGGCAGGTTATACCAGATGTTGTGGTGCTGACAAGTGTTTAACGGGGGAGCCGGCCAAAAACCCCCGTCCTCGCCGGCCCCCGTCCACTTGCGCCAATCCGTCGAAAAGCGCCGGCGGAATCATCTAACGGGAAGCCGGGATGACCCACTCAAGATCGTTCGGCTTCCCGTCCACTGAGCGCCAAGGGTGTCAGCCCCGCTTCGGCGCTGGTGGAATCAAAATGGCGGTAATAGTCGCTCGAGCGTGGCAAGCACTTCCTTGAGATCGTTGATTGCGGTGACGCCTTCGAGTTGCCGCGTTGGTGCGCTCTTGTATTCGCCGATCTCGCCGGTGTTGAAGTAGATCAGCTCGGATTCATGATTGGCGATCTCACGCTTGATGGTATCGATCTGCCGTTTGAGTGATTCGATTTCAGGCATTGTGGTGTCAAGCTGCTTCGGGCGCCTGTGGAGTCGATTCACGATAGGTTCGTTCGTGGATGCCTGACGCGGTGCAGATTCGTTCTACGTGAAACCACAACCCATCTGAAGTCCATCTTTGAGGC